GGAGCCGCAGGCCGAGATCGTCGACATGACTGGCCTCGGCGAGGCTATAGGGCGAAGGCGAATGGTTTCGACTGGGGACATCAAAACCCCAGGGCGAATTCGCGTGGACTACATACGGCGACAAGGCACTGCCGCGCCGTTGTCGCTTATTGGCAGCGGTGGGGTGGCCGGCGTCACCCCTGTGACGCTGTCGTTCTCGCACTCCACAGCAGCGGGGTTCTCGGCGAAAGCGTTTCTGGAGTCTGCATCAAGTGAGATTGCGGTCGGAAGTTTGATGCGTGGGTCGCTTAGTTTTGTGATTGACAACAGTCTCTAGTTAGGAGCAATGGATGGCCCTGTCGAAGGCAGCGATTCTGGCGGCGAAGGACACGAAGGTTTCTGAACCAATCCCCGTGCCGGAGTGGGGCGGCGATGTGTGCTGCAAGACTCTCAGCGGCACTGAGCGCGATGCGTTCGAGGAGTCGTACAGCGAGAACAAGATGAAGGCGTTCCGCTGCCGATTCCTCGTACTGACGCTCTGCGACGACCGCGGCGAGCGGCTCTTCGAGGACGGCGAGGTCGACGCCCTCGGCAAGAAGTCGAGCGTAGTCATCAACCGGCTCTTCGAGGCCGCGTGGAAGCACAACGCATTCACCACTGAGGCTGTCGAAGCCTTGGGGGAAGGTTCTCCCGACGGCCAGAGCGGCGGTTCTACTTCCGCCTCGCGCTAGCCCTCGGGATGACCGTTCGCCAGTTGCTGGCGAATGTCGATAGCGAAGAACTGTCCGAGTGGTACGCATACGACCAGCGGTGGCCGCTGCCAGACCCGTGGCAGCAGACAGCCCGCCTGTGTCGGATCGTGATGGCATCCAGCGGAAACTACAAACGGAAGGACATTCCTGAAGAAAGCGTCTTTATCCCAGCGGTTCTGAAGCCGAACCAGACGCATGATCAGATGTTCGCCGAGTTGATGAAACTCAAACAGTGAGCCAAGGATGGCAAACGGCTACATCGGAAAAATATCGGCAGTCGTCACGGCGAATACGTCGGACCTGTCGAGGAAGTTGCAGGGCGCTGTCAAGGACGTTGACCGCTTCGCCCAAACGCTGAACAGGGCCGTCTCGGCATCGGCACAGCAAGCCACCGCGTCTCTTGAGAAAATTTTCACCCCGCTCCAACGGCTGGAGCGAAAGTTGCAGGCGGCACTGCAACTGAACCTGCGAACCGACGACGAGGTTCGCAAGATTCAGTCGCTCGTCAGCGTGGCCGAGCAAATCAACAAGCCGCTCGAACGCGCGGCCGGCTCATTCTCAAAACTGTCTCTTGAGGTTCAGGGGGCGTTCTTGCCGGCGCTGAATCGCGCGCAGGAATCTGTCGTCCTACTCAACCGCGGAGTCAATGAGACTGGAAGCGTTTCTGCCCGCGCGTTCGGAATCGTCGAGAAGAGCGTCTCTAGGGCTGCTGCCGCGATTCAGCGGCTCGGCGAGGCGCAGCAGTTCGCATCGTCTGGACCGAGAGCGGACTCATTAGCATTCGCTGACCCCCGTGTTTTTCAGTCTCTCAGGTCGTCAGCCGTCATCCGGCAGCAGGCATCTCAACTGCCTGAATCTGCCCTGGCCGATGGCCGCGTGGCGCGTCAGGTGGGCAACCTGTCGGCGGTCGACAACCGCATTGCTGAAGCGCGGGCGAGGATTGAGTCGATCCAGGCAAGACCTCGTGTTGATGCCACCGAACTCGCAGCGGCCAGAAAGGAACTCGACCGCCTGCTGGCTAGCGCTGAACGGATTCGCGCCGGAATCCAGATTCGGCTCGACGCGCAGAAGGCAATCGCTGACGCAAACACGCTGAAGCAGTCTCTTGACGCAATCCGCAGTCAGCAGCAGTTCCGCTCGACAGGGCAATTTCAAAACATCGAGCAGGCAAAGGAGTCTCTGCAAGAAGCAATCGCGCTGCAAGATAGGCTGACCGCTGGTCAGCGAGCAGCACTCCAGCCGGCAACGTCAGTTGCCATCAACGCCATAGAGTCCGCAAGCGCGACAGGCAACTTCGGTGCAGCGAAAGCAGCAATCGACCAGATTAGGCAGTCTGCCGAGTCAGGGATTTCGCTGAATCTTCAGGCAGGGGCCGCACAGAAGGCTGCTACAGAACTCGCCACGACTATCGGCAATATCAGGGAGAACGCCGACTTCGTCATCACTGGGCGGCCGCAAAACTTTGACCAAGTCCAGGCGGAACTCAATAGGGTTCTAGGCACGCTTGAAAGACTTGACGCCACAGAGCGAGCCGCTCAAGGCATCCGCGTTCAGGCCGTTATCGACGCCATTGGGAAGGGAGAAATAGACGCAGCGATCGTTGCGCTTGACGATCTGAAAGAGAAGTCTGGAGAGGCGATTTCGATTCAGGTCGATGCCAAGCAGGCGAAGGATCGCATCGACGCACTGGCTGAATCATGGGCTAGGGCGTTGAGCGGCATCCCTGCCAGCACAAGGCAGGTGGATGCAGAGTTTCAGGCGATTATCGGGAGGATTTCAAGGCTAGACCTCGGCCAGCGCGTTGGACTGGAAGGGCTGGTGAAGGACTTCCAGGCCAGTGTCGCAGCCGGTCGCCCGCTCATTGAGCAGTACGAAAAACTACTGGCTCTTTCCGCCGCTGTAAATAAACTTGACGGCCGCGGGGTAGGCCCGATCGGCGACGTTGGCCGTTTTGGCGCTGACAGACTGCAACTCGGTCTTCAGCAGGCCGCGTTTGCTGTTGACGACTTCTTCAGCGTGACGGGTGATCTCCAACAGCGGCTGCGCGCTGTTGGAAACAACATCACGCAACTTGGGTTCCTGATTGGCGGGACCGAAGGACTGTTTCTGTCGCTGGGCGCTGTTATTGGGCTGCAAGCGATTGTTCAGTTAGAGAAGTACGCGAATGCAAATCTTGACGCCGCAGACCGTGTCAAGGCGCTAAACGACGCGCTGACTCGACAGAAGTCAATCGTTGAGTCTCTTGCAGAGGCGTACCGCTCAATTGCGGATGCGGTTGCAGGCTCTGGCCTGTCCGGTGAATCTCGCGATCTGCGCGAAAGAAACAAGTTGGTTGACGACCTCCGAAAGAAGCAGAATGAGCAGCAGCGGGAGAGGGTAGCCGGCCTAAATCGAGACGTTCAGCGAGAGCGAGGCATTCAGGCAGCCAGACAACGGGAACTTGAAGCAGCAGCAGACCCAGGTGAGAGAGTGCGGCTGGAGCGCGAAATTAGGCGCTCTCGCGAGCGTGAGCGGATCGCCGCAGATGCTGCTATTTCTCGCCCAGGGGCGACCGCTGCGCAAGCAGTCGAGGCGGCGGCAGACGCGAGGTTCAGGGCAGATGCTGCTGCGATTGAGGCCAGGGCCAGGCAGGCGGCTAGCGCCGCTGGCCCCGGAGGCCAGGGGCAGGCTGCGGCAGAGTTTCAGAGGCAGCGTGAACTCGCTGCTGCCGAGGCCAGGAGGAGTGAATTTGCCCGCGTCGGCATTGGGCGTGTGCAGGGGGCTGGAGACGCAAGAGCGCAGGCTGCCGAGGCTAACAGGATAATTGACGAAGCCCAGCAAGAGATCGCCAACTCAATTACCACCGGGTTCATCGGATTCTTCGACGGTGCAAATCAGGAGCGACGAGCCCAGTTGGCGCGGCTTGAGGAAGAGCGCGCGCAACTTGAGAAGGACATCTTCAGGTCGGCCACGAATGAGGTGGCGATAGAGGCGACGAAAACAGCGATAGCGGCATCTGCTGAAATTGGCGCTGCGCTGCAACTGCTTACGGACTCGCTTGGCTCTCCGGCCGCGTCGTCTATTGGAAGGCAACTTGAGGCACTAACAAACTCTATTCTCGCGGCCGAGCGCCGCATCGAAGCAGCGCAAAAAACTGGCGACATCGGAGCCGCGGAGGCTGCAAGGGCGCAGATTGAGGCCGCTGACGCGCAAAAGAACGCTCTGATTTCAGCGGCAAACAGCGTTGTCGCCTTTGCAGAAACACTCGACCGCATCAGCACTCAATTGGCGAACACAGTCGCCCAGGAGGCACGCAGCGCGGCCGATCAGGCGAGGCGTGATTCTAATGCGGCCCAGGCTCGCGCCGACAGGCTTGGAAACCCGCTTGCCGACGCCGATGCAGACTTCGCCCGCCGTCAGCGCAGGCGAATGGACGAGGACGCCCGCCGCGCTGAAGATCGTGCTGCTGAAGTCGCGTCGCGGAATAGCAGAGCACGCGACGACTTTGAGCGAGACGCCCGCCGCGGCGGCCTCGGCGCAGAAATGCAGAGGCTCATCAGGGAGCGCGATGCGATAGATGCCGTGCTTCGCGGCGACATAGCGGCGTCTGATGAGCAGCGACAGGAGGCTCGCCGACGACGAGACGAGATAGACAGTCGGCTTGGCCGTCAATTTGAGGGCTCGCCTGCTGGCCGAGAGGCTCGCGACCGGGCAGACAAAGCAGACCGCGAGCAGGCCGCGCGAGCACAGCGGGAGGATGACATTCGTCGCGGGCGTGAACTCAGTATGTCTCCAGCAGAGCAGGCTGGCCGCAAGTTGGCCGACGACCTGCGCGCCTTGCAGGCGGCACGGGACGAGGCGGTCGCTGCTGGAGGAGATAGGGCGAAGTTAAATAAAGATTTCGCCGCTGATCGCCAGCGCATTGTCGACGATTCATTCCGTTCTGCCGCACCTGCAATTTTCGCGCTCGCCGACGCTGTCCAGAACGCGATCCTGCAAGGCCCGTCTCGCAAAGCCCTCGATGTCACCGACGTGTCGACTGTCGAGGGAGCCCGCGAACTGAACCGCTTGATCCGCGGGGACGACGCATCGCGTGACCAGAATCTCGTTGAATTGCAAAAGCAGAGCCAAGCGCTGGACGAACTTGTCAGGATAGCCCGCGAAGGTGGAGCGCCAGTAGCCAACTAAGGAGCAGTAAATGTCCGACATCAACTACACCATCAGTTACCGCGTCGCCAAGGGCTTCCTGAACGCCCAGGTCAACGCCTCCGGCGTGACGGCCGATATGACCGACACGGGGATGCTCTCTCAGACGCTCACGCTCTCGACGAACGCCGTGAGCATCAGCACGGCGAATCTCGCCAGCGTCGGCCTCGCATTTCTCCAGAACCTGTCGACCCACACCGCTCAGACTGCCAGCATCGGCATCGAGGCCGGAGGCTCGTTCGTCGGCTTTACGACTCTGCGAGCCGGCGAGCCGGCGATCCTGCGGCTCTCTGCTGGTACGGCCTACCACGCCAAGGGCGCGGCCGGCGCTCGCCTCCGGGTCGACATCACCGAGGGCTAAGACGTGCCGACAATCATCAAGGAAATCACGCCTGGCTACCAAGTCTCGCGTTCGAGCAACGAAGGGCAGTTGTCAGACACGGCGACCCGCGTATTTCGCGTCGTCATGGCCTCTCCAGGCGAGTCGTTTGACATCCAGCAGACGTGCAACGTCAGAATTGGCGACGCCCACCCAGTCAACGGCAACGTGTTCTGCGTTTCGTTTGACGCGAAGTTCGACGGCGACAGCAGGATGGTGCTGCTCTGCACCTTCCAGTATCAATCAACCGCTTCGGCGTCGAGCAGCGGCGGCGGTTCCGACCCGAAGTCACAGCCTCCAGATGTCAGACCTCCAAACTGGAGCACGTCAACATCGCTCATCGAACAGCCTCTCTACACCTGGCGAAAGCGAACTGGGCAGATTGGCTGGGGGGGCGAGCAGCCTGCCGCGAACCCAGTCGGAGACATCTACGACGGCGTCTCAAAACTCGTCCCCGTCGTCACCATTAGCGTTGAGTCGTGGGCTCCATCTGACCCAACTATAGACAATCTTCACGCTGGAAAAGTAAACAGCAACCAGATTAGCGTCGGATCGCTTGCAATGAGCCCGCACACGGTCATGTTCCGAGGCGTGCAGGCGCAGCCGGCCGTGGAGTCTTGGGGCAATCGCCTCTACCGAGGATGGAAGACGACATATGAGTTCATGTACAAGAAAAACGAGACGCTCATTCGTATCGGAGCCCAAGAAGTCGTAGTCGACCTAG